CACTTTACACCATGGGGAGATAAGGCTCAAAATATCGTGTGGAAGCCCGTCCATATCCATGTATGTAATGCTTAAATCGGCTATGCTCTCGCTTTTTACACTACTATCCCGGCTAAAGAAGGAGTCCATTTTCACAACAGCCATTTGAATGACCATAGGCGCGTCTTCAACTTCCGTTATACCGTGAAAGTTGTTTGTATACTGCTGAATGGCTTCAAAATAGCCTTTTTTACGTTGTTCCGGCGTTAGGGTCAGCATTGGTATCGGCCTCCTTGTCGGGAGCGGGTTCGCCGCCGGTGTCTAAGGGATTACTTCCATCGGAAGCAGGGCTGTTATTGTTTCCGTCAGTACCCCCGTTATCATCTGCGCCGTTATCCCCGGGATCAGGTGTTTTGTTCACCGCCTCAAGGATGCGTTGGATAACATCATCCTTTTTGTTAAGTCCGGAAATGTCAATGCCGTTAACAGAGGCGTATTCTTTTAGTTCGGCCATCTTCATTTCCTTAAAATCAGGGATTTGAACCGCCTGTTCAAGTTCAACCCCTTTTTTCTTCTCGGCTAAGGCCCTGCGGATGCGTTGGTGTGTTGATAAACTCATAATTGTTCTCCTCTCGGTTTTCGGTTAAAGGCATACCGCCTTAACCGATTTTAAAGACGTGCTTAACGATCCTGATCTGTTTAGGTTCGAAAACACGCTCCCAGTTATCGCCGTCTTTAAGCTCATCTCTGGACGGGGATGTACTGGCGATATTTTTTTCAGTCCATTTGATTCCCCTAGGATGCATAATGAAGATTTTGCGGTTAACCAAGAAATCCTCACCGGCGTGGGACATTGAATCCCGGTCAATTTCGGTTTCAATAATGCGAGGATGAGAACCGTTACCCAAAGCAATAGCCCCGGAGCCGAATAAAAATACCGTGGCTGTCTTTGCAACCGTATCATACGGAACACTGTCATCGACAATGACGCGCTTGCGCATGAAATAAGGCACCCGGTCAGACTGTCCGGCTTCCTGCACGTACTCAATCAACTGGCGTTTCGCCAAAAACGCTTCGGTGGCGGAGTGCATCATTACAGCGGTCAAAAGCTCCTTGGCGTCCCCCATAAGCTGCCCGGCGTCTATAAAACTATCGCCGCTTATCATTGCCGAATTACCGGAACGCGCGGAAATATCCAGTATTTTATCCGACATGCTTGCCGCCGCAAAAATACCCTCCAGCATGGCAAGTAATCTCGCTTGCATACGCCGCTGCCAGTAATCGGCCACTAGATTACCGATAGCCGCCATAGGATCATCACCGGAAAGTAATGCGGTCAGGTTGTTCGCGCCCCATGAATTACCGATAAGGTGCTTTCTTGCAACGTCTTTGCTGGCGCTGATGTTCAGGGGCGTGTAAAAACCGTCCTCGGTGATGTTTTCCTCTTCACCTTGTAAATCAGCCCAAAACGGCATATTTATCAAGGTGTTGGAACCGCTTGCCAGCGCGTTAAACTCGCTGTTGTTAACCATGATACCGGACTGTATCAAAGCCGATAATTCCATGGTACGGTTGATTACATAAGGCGTAAATACATCCGGTTGAATGATATTTTTCAAACGTGTCATTGATTTTCCTCCTTAAATGATGAATATTATTGGCCCGCCGCCGCTTTCATTTTATGATACAGGTAGGGGTTATCTCTGAGCAAGTCCCCTTGTTTGGTTAAGTTCCACGTTTCTTTCTTAAAGGGATTTTCTTTCAGCCCGTCCGGCGGGGTATTATTACCGTTACCGGCCCCCGGTTCACGCCCGGATAAAACAGAGCCGAACAAATACGGATCAGAGGTTTTTATCGCCTCTATCTGTTCCGAAAAACCTAAAAGGATTTCTCCATCAAGCTTGACTTTGTTCATGTCAATCAAGGCTTTTACGGCGGTGTGGTTTTTGGCTCCAAGCTTGATTAACTGCATTTCAACGGCTTTGTCCGTCTTATAGGCGGCAAGCTCGGCGGCGGCCTGTCTGCCGGTTTCCTCGTTTTTGGCGATTGCTTCGGCAAGCTGTCTTTTCAGTTCCTCATTGTCCCCGGCGGCCGTTTGAAGCCCTAAAAGCTGTTCGTCCCGCTCGTTCAAGCTTTTTTCAAGCTGCCCCTTTTCCGTCTCGGCCTCAGCAAGCTTTTCCTTGGGAACATAGTCATTGAGGGCCTCGGTGTGCAAGCCCAAAACCTTTTCCGCTTGTTCATCTGTAAGCCCAAGCGCGGTTAATGCGTCTTTTAACATGGCCGTATCTCCTTTTTTTATTTGTTTGCAATAAAAAAAGACCGCGCGGGTTATGCGCAATCTTTTGATTAATATTAAAAATTATCTTGCTTGTTTACATAATTATATGGCTTGCTCCACTTCGACTATCAAAGCGGCTATATCCTTTCGCCGTATTTCCGTAGTGTCTATATCGCCGTCCGCCGATACGATTTCGGCCATATATGAATCATCGTCCAGCACTTCCAAGATGCGGCCTACCTCACCTGTTTTAAGTTTTATCTTTGCATATTCCTTAATCATCTCTGCGTCCTCCTTTTTTCTTATCAACATAAGCGTTAATCAACCGCATTTCACCGTTATTCTTATCGTCTATCCACGCTGTTAAAACATTGGCGGTCTTTCTGTTCTCTCCTTTTAGGGACATAATAACTTCATATCGCATACCATGTCCCAAATCGCCTTTTTCTTTCGCTTCATAATTTGGCAGATTATTACGAATGTTATTTATTAACATATCTGCATTATCAACTTTATAGCCCAAAGCCCGGTAAAACGCAGTCGCCTTGTCATAATCTGCTGTGTAATCAAGAACATATCTTGTAAACTTTTCCGTAGGTATAACCGCCTCATCATATCGCGGCAGTAGATTCATGGTTTCACGCCCTGAATCCATTATACTATTATTCCCCTGCTCATGCAAGTCATTTTCTAAATCTTCATCGTTGCCGGGAATATAGTGATTGTCACTATCATCTTCAGCAACATCTATTACCCAAAAACACCGGCAGTTGATATCGTCAGCAGCCGCGCCAATCATCCCCGGCCCGAAGCCGCTGTTGCCGTTGGGAAGGATAAAATCTTGATTATACGGTACTTTAACGCCGTGCATCGACGCATGGTTGCTCCTTACACATTCATCCTTGGCGGTAATCCATTCCTTGGTCATGTTCACGCCTTGAACCCTGTCAAGCCGGTCTTTTCTGGCTTCTGAAAAGACCCTGTAGCATTCGGTGCGTACAATACGGACTGCGCCTGGTACGTCCTTACCCATCGTATCATTGAGCCGCTGGGCCATCTGCGCGTAGGTTTCGCCGTTATGCAGCCCTTGTACAATGGTCTCCCGGATTTTTTGGGCGGCGAAGTCACGGTTGATTTCCATCCGCTCCGTCCATTTTAACCCGGAAATATCGTTGGTCAAAGCCCGTTTTATTTCATCCACGCGGATAATGCCGATCAGGGATTTACCGCCCAAAGCCTTGCCTACCGCTTGACCCGTTCCATTAAAGCCGTTTATATAAGCGGTTTTTATAGCGGACGTTATTTCCTTTGTGTTATCGGTATAGAGATTGACCACTATGCCCTTGAAAGACTCCTGTGCTTTATGCAGACGGCCATACCTCGTTAATTCGTCATAAGTAAGCTGCCCGTCATCTTCATAACGCTCAAATAAATCCCCAAGAACCTTTTTTAGGTCAATAAGCCGCCCTTGATAGTTACGTAAAATCTGCCGCTCGGCTTTTTCCTCCATGCTTTCAAAACCATCAAAAAGCCTTTCCTGTTCGCGCCGTATATCACTCATGGATATCAATGCCCGTTAAATCAATATTATCCGGGTTTTGCGCTAAGTCTACCGTTGCTCTTGCATAAGCCTTTCGCTGTTCCAACAGCTTCTGGTACTCATGCCCGGTATTTTCAATAAGTGGGTACAGGGAGACAATGGTCTCATCGCTGATCATATCGCGGGAATCCTTGAGCATATCAACGATTTCTTTATTGTTCTGCACCATGTTTTTGCGGAAAAAGGCCTTTATATCAATATTGTCACCGGATAGATTAAACTCCATTCGGATATATTTTGTCGCAAACCATAAAAGCCTTTTTACAGACCGCCTGAATTTCCGCTCCATCATAGAGGCTTTCAGGTCAAGGGATGTATATAGGAATTCCAGTGACGCGCCAGACGGCGAGTTGCCGAAGCGGTCAGTTTTGACGTTTACGCCCTGCCCGAATATAAAGATGTTTTCCTCAAGTCGGTCAAGAAGTTCTCTTTTAGATTCGTAGGGGATGTTGAATTCCAGCTTATCCACCCCGGAATGATTATCGGGCCTAAGCTTTATGGTTTTGAAATACCGTAAATTCTCCTTGAATGAGCTTAATTCCGTGGCTTCATAACCCTTTAAAATAAGGATAGTTTCCTGCACCTCAGCGTTATTGTTGGCAAAGTCGGAAATGCTCCGGTCATACTCGTCAATAAGGCTCTTGGTGACTTCAAGGTCATTTGTGCGGAAGGAATTGTTGGGGAACTCTATAAACGGCACCTTTCCCCAACCCTGAGCGGTATTGTTGCGCTTATAATGGGGAGCAGGGTTATCCGTTTCTGTATTGTCCAATTCAAAACCGCCGTCCCCGCCTTCAATATAGATGGTTACATTATCCCTTGTCCACCATTCTACCCGATTACGCCCGGCTCCGTCAATCTCAACAGGATAAAACCTTAAAACACCTTCTAAATTCTGTTGA